AAATGGAAGATAAAGAACAAAAAATAAAAATCCAGTTTGACACCAACGCAAACAAGACCGCTGAAGAAGTACGTAAGTTAGAATCGGCGACCATTAAAGTAGAAGAAGCCGAGATTAAACTAAAAAAGGCTAACGAAGCATTAGCAAATTCAACAGGAAAATCAGTTGAAGAAATAAGAAATTTACAGATAGCGCAAAAAAAGGCTGCTATCGCCACAGAAGATGCAAAGGCAAGCGTCACAAAGTTAAGCGACACGCAAGAAAAGGCAGGGAAGTCTAGCAAAAGCTTAGGCAAAAACATTGAAGGATTAAACAGTCCTATCACAAGCGCTATAAGTGGCTTTAAAGCGTTGGTTATTCAAATGTTTGCAATAGTAGCCAATCCAATCGGGGCGGTATTAGCGGTTATAGTTGGCGCAGTGGCGTTACTCGGGAAGGCTTTTTTGTCAACAGAAGCAGGTGGTGACAAATTACAAAAAGGGCTTGCGGTAATTCGTGGAATTTTTAGCGGGCTTTTAAAAGTTATCGAGCCGATTGCTAGCTTTTTAGTAGATAGGCTAATTAAAAACTTTGAACTAGCAGGACAGGCAATACTTGCTACAAGTGCTATAATCCAAAAAGGATTAAAAGCTGTTGGTTTAGACTCGGCTGCTGCTGGATTAAAGAAATTAGAAGAAGGTGTTAATTCAAATATAAAAGCAAGCAAAAAGCTAGCAGACGCAGAAGCTGACTTAGGAACTGCAAGAAGAAACGCACAGCAAACGCAGTTAGATTTTCAAAATAAAGCGGAAAAGATACGTCAAAAAAGAGATAATGACAGTAATTTGTCTATTGCTGAAAGGTCTAAACTAAACAAAGAACTGGCAGCGGTTTTAAAGCAACAATCTTTAGAGGAATTAAAAATTGCTAATTTAGGGAAAACAGTTTCAGATTTAAGAATATCGCAAGAAGGAAAAAGCAGCGAAAACCTTGACGAAAGAGCCGAAGCACTTTTAAAGATTTCAGATATCAACGAACGTATATCGGGTCAAGAATCCGAACAACTAGCAAACGCAAACAGCCTAAGAAACGAGCAAAAATCACTAGATAAAGAAGCGGCTGCAAAAAGAAAAGCGGATAGTGATAAAAGGGATGCAGACGCAAAGGTCATTGAAGATGCAAGGCTTGCGTTAATTAAAGAAGGCACAGACAAAGAAACTGCTTTACGTTTAGCAAACGAGGACCTGCTAGACAAAACCGAAGAAGAAAAACTAGCAAGGCTAAAAAGTAGGGCAGCCGAAGAAGTTAAAGCACTAATTGCTAAAAATATAGATGTTGAAAATATAACTATTTTAAACGCTAAAAAGTTCGCTACTTTAGAAAAAGAGTTGGAGGACAAAAGAGTTGAAGAAAATAAAGAAAAAGATAAGGTAAAATTTGAAAAAGAAGTTGAGGAAAAAGCAAAGGAAGCTGCAAACGAAAAAACAGACTTCGAAAATAGGCTGATAATTTTAGCAGAAAGGGACGCTTTAATTTTAGCAAACACAGCATTAACAGAAGAAGAAAGAAACAAGCTATTAAAAGAAAATGTAGATGTAAGGGCAAATATTGAAAAAGCCGAGCAGGATTTTAAAGAGCAGGAATTACAAACAAATTTAGGTAATTTACAGAATATACTTTCGCTGGGTGGTAAGAAAATGCAAAAGGTGGCGAAGGCTTTAGCTATTGCAGATGTTGCTAGAACAGCGTCAAAGTCGGTATCTGAAAGCATTTCGAGTATTGGTATCGCAAACGCCAAAGCAGTTGCAGCATCACCATTAACTGGCGGTATGCCCTTTGTGGCAGTTAACACGTTAAAAGGTGGTTTGCAAATTGGATCAACTATTGCGAGCGCTGCAAAAGCAGTTCAAAGCATTAATTCTGGTGGCACAAATGCACCGAGCAACCCAAGCGGTGGCGGTGCAGGTGGGTCTTCGCCAAGCGGTGGTGGCGCAGCAAGTTCAACCCCGCAAGTAGACTTTCAGGCAAGCCGAGAAAACCAGATAGGTAACACAGTAGCAAGTAACCTAAACACGCAAAGACCAATACAGGCGTTTGTGGTAAGTAAAGATATTACGGACCAGCAGCAGTTGGATAACAACAGGATTAATTCAAACTCAATATAATGCAAAAAGAAAATAGATTGGTTGCCTACCCTAAAATGTGGATAGTTTTAAAATTAAGACTTCAAGCAAAAAGGCAGGAATGTTCAATAAGCGAAATAATAAGCGAAGCGCTTTTCCAGTACTTTAATAAAAAATAAAGTTAATTAAAACCACTATTTAATCGTAGTGGTTTTTTTGTGTGCCACTTTTTAATATTAAAAAATGATTAGTCTAATCTTTGCACTTATGAAAGTTTATAAAGCAAAATTAAAAGCTGGAACAGACGTAAACTGTTTTTCAATAGTTTTGGGTGCAGCCGTTGAAACTAAACTTTCAAAATTTGCTGACGAGGTTTTAACACCAGTGTTCTTTGCCAACCAAGAAAAAAGGATTATTTACTCGGTTGCAATGCGCCCTAATAAACAAATATTCCGAAAAGATATAAACGGCGAACCTGGCTACATCACTTTTGACGAAGAAGAAGTTGAAAAGATGCAGCAGTCTTATTTTAAAAGCAATAACCAAGGGCTTGCAAAAATGAGTTTAAACCATTCGGATGAATCAATCACAGGTGTTTACCCGATTGAAAGTTGGATTGTATTAAACCCAGATCAGGACAAAAGCAAGACGCTTTTAATGGAAGATGTGCAGGCAGGCGATTTAATATTAGGCTTCAAAATTGAAAATGACGATGTGTGGCAAAACTTTGTTAAAACAGGCGAAGTTGACGGAATAAGTTTAGAAGCATTTTTAGATTATGAATTAATTAACCCAGATATAAATATGAATACAAAAGACAAAAAAGAAAACTTTTTTAATCACATGATGAGTTTCTTCGCATTAGACGGAGAGATTAAAGAAGAAATGGAAGATGAAATCAAAGAAGAAATGGAGGATGAAATTCTGTTAGAAGAAGATGGTCCAACAGTTGAAGCGATGATTGAACTGCAAGCAAAGCACGATGCTTTATTGCTAGAGAATGAAGACCTTAAAGAAAAGCTTGCAAGTATGGAAGCTAAAGAAGTTGAGGATTCTGCAGACTTAGAAACTATGAAATCCCAAAAGGCAAAAGCAGAAAAGGATTTAGCAATTTTTAAAGCTGAAAAACTAGCAATACAAAATTTGCCAAAGCAAAAAGAGTTTGCAAAAATGACTGCACTAGAGAAGTACAGAGAATCAAAAAAAAACCAATAAAAAAATAATATACTATGGCAATAACTTATAGCCCAATCGCAATTAGAGGTGAAGCAGTTTCACCTATTATACAGGAAATATTTTTCCTTAACAAAACAGTCGAGAAAGGACTTGTAAATTTCGCAGATGATGTTAAGGCGTCTACAATTATAACAGAAACCTCTGTTAATGTTGTGGGCCAAGCTTACACAGGCGAAAGACTAAATTCCGCAGGTGGGCCACTTTTGAAGGACCGCGTAGCCAATCCAAAGAAAATAGAGTACAAGTACACTTTTAAAATGGAAGCTTTAAGACAATCACGTTTCAATCGTGATATGGCACAAGGCGCTTTGAACATTGATAGTTCCGAGTTCAACACGCAAGTTCTTCAACTTACAGCACCTAAGACATCACAGGACGCACAACTTAAATTCTGGGCTGGATTTTCAGCAGCTACAAAGACAGCAGTTGCAGCATTAACCGCAGGTGCAGGTCAAGGCTCTATAACCGCAGCCGCTAAGTCCGCTGTTGCAGCTTACGATGCTGATGCAGCAGGTGTAGACGGTGTGCTTTCTAGAGTACTATTTGATGAAACAGCTTTGGGTGAGTACCGCAAAGTAACAGGAACGACTGTAACGGCTGCAAACATAGCCGCTGAATATGCTAAAATATTTGCAGCAGTTAAGCCAGAAAGTTTTGAAGCCGCTGAATTGCCAGTAATGTACGCACCATACGCACACAGACAACTAATTTTAATCGCTAACAATGCAGTAGGTGCATCACAGCAAGTTAACTTTTTAGTTACAGGCGCAGGCGCAGGTGAGGTAATATCTTACAACGGCGTTGTCATTGAGTTTGTACCAATACCAGTTGGCTTTGTGTACGTAAACAGACCGAGCGTAATTTTCTTTTCAACTGATTCCACCGCTGACGTGGCTTCTTTTGAAACTGGAAAAGTAGACAACGATAGTGATGTGATGTTTGTGAGAACAATCTACACACTAGACGCGACAGTGATGTCACAAGCTGACGGTGTTCTTTACGGTGGATAAATAAATAATAGGGCGTTGAAAATACGCCCTTTTTTAAACTAAAAATATATGTGTGTTACATTAGGTGGAAGTAGGAAATTAGCTTGTATATCTGGCGAAGCTGGAATACTAGCCGTGTCAGTCGGTGTTTATGATTCCGCAAACAGACTAGAAGCAACGGTAACTGGTGTTACTGAAATAGCAACGGCTTTCGGTTCAACAACTTTAGCAAGATTTGCTGTAAAATCTACAACTGCAAACTACGTAGAAAACGGCATAAGCGGTGGGGATAACAGAAGCAAAGGAGTTACTGGTAATTTGCCGATTATATTAAACGTACCAAAAGGCGATTTACTTAAAACGGTTTCAGATGTTAAGCAGTTGCTAAACGGCGAAGTTGTTTTATTTATAGAGCGGAAGGACGGAACGGTTACGGCAGCAGGCTCACAGAACGGCGCTATGGCAATAACTATTGACGACCAAACAGGCGGGACCATTGGAGATTTAAACGGATTTACCGTTACTTTTCAGACCATGGAACCTGACTTTTCAAGGGAGTACTTGTTGACCTCGGCAGCGTTAACAGAATATGCAGCAGCAATTAAGGCGGTGGTATAATTCTGAAATACTAAACAAAAAGCCGTGCATCCGTACGGCTTTTTTTATACCAAAAAAAATGAAAGTACTTTTTTTAAACACGCCGTTAATTTTTTCATTAATTCCTAGAATTTACCCAACCGAAAACGATAATTTAGTTTTAAATTTACGCAAGGAAACAGGCAGCACAATTTTAAACCCTGCCTTTACTTTTACAGTGGGTCAAAAATTAGAGATTACAATAACAACGCAGCCCGCTCAATTTAAGATTTTAGATAAATTTGAGTTTGAATTAAAAAGGGGTGAAGATATTTTATATTTAGGAAAAATACAGATTTTAAAAGAGGGTACAAGCGTACAAAATTTTAACTATGCCGAACAAAATGAAAGATTCACGTACAAATAAAGGACTGCAAACTTTTACGTTTGAAAATGAAGTTGAAAAATTTAGCGTTTACCAGCCTATTGACATAAAGCCAAGGGTAGGAATAGACTACATTTTAAACAGCAAAAACAATACAAATAACGCAAATTATATTACTTACAAAGATGCGTACGAAGATAGCCCAACAAACAGCTCTATAATTAACGACATACGCACGTACATGTACGGAGAAGGCTTAATTGACGAGGGTGTAGGAAATGTAAACCTAAAGCAATATATGTCACCAGAGGATGTATTATTGACTTGTAAAGATGATGGTATTTACGGCGGGTTTTCTGTACAGGTTATTTGGGATGAGAAAACAAAAACACCTTTAAAAATAAAGTACATTCCTATTTATAAATTAGGTATTAAATACAATCAATTAACTTTAGAAGTTGAAGGCTACTGGTTCAGTTACGACTGGGATAATAAGCAAAGATACCGTCCAGAATTATATCCTAGGTTTACAGGCCAATACACAGAGGGTCAAAATTTAGAAATACTACTTGTAAGACAACCAACAGCCGAGCCTTTTTTTGCCGTGCCAGATTACTTTAGCTGCATACCTTTTGCAAAGTTTGAAGGTGGCGTAGGAAACTACGCGGACAATTATATTAAAAATAGCGCGCACGATATTATAATAGTTAACTACAATCAAGGAAGGCAGGCTACACCAGAACTCGCAAGGTCAGAAGCCGAAAAGG